TTGTCTATATACATTGTTATTATTAATTTCCTTTATTGGTAGGTTTACTACCAAAAGCAACTTTAGAAGTCCTAGAGATATCACTATCTTTTATAGGCATTCTAGCGTCGCTTTCTCGCATAAAGTTTTGATCTACACCATCCATAGCCGATTTTGCTTGACCTCTAAAGTAAGCATTTCGTTCTTCAGCGGTTTCAACTGGAACTTTAGCAAGAATTAATCCTCCAACACCAATGACTCCAGAGTTACTACCACTATCAATAGTGGGGGCTTCAAAATCAGGAAAATCTTCTGCTCTCACAGGTTCATATCCCTCTCTAATACGTTTAGACATATTAGATTTATCATCTACACCTCTAGTAGCTTCTCTTATCCACCTGAATTGGTATCCAGGAGGTGGTTTGGGTGCATCCAACATGGATGGGGGTGCCCAAGGCGTTCTGCGAGTTTGAGAGGCTCGTGTCTCTGCAGACCGTGAGTTACGGTCAGTACTGACGTCTGTTGTTTTACTATCATCTGTCATCTTTATACTCCTTCGATATGCTTAGCATATTCTTCTAGCGGTACCCCTAATCTTTTCGCTATTGCTACTTGACTAGGTGATAACTTAATTTTGCGTGATCCTTTTTTACCACTAACCCCACGGCTAGAGGCAGCAACCTGTTGCACGGGTGCAGACTGCTCTTCTGAAAACTTATGTGGGAAATTTTCTTGCATTCTTTTATCAACTTGGGAATAATAGTTATCAGAGCTCGGGTCAACCCCTTCCTCTACTAACTGTTTATGTATTCCAAAAGCTGCAAACGTCATTGCTTGATCATCTCCAAACCATTTATTATTAGCCGCCCATTGCTCTGCTTTAGGATCTGGTCCTGCCGCTTGAGCTTGTAAAGTCGGCTGATAAGGCTCAACAGGTGCTTCTTTAGGTTTATTTCTATCTCTGATCTGTTGCTGAGCTGAAAGCCTTCTAAGGTTCTCTGCTTCAGCACTAGCTCTAGAAAGTTTTTCAGTTGCGTTTGCAACTTCTTCACCATCTCCTGCATCCTGTGCCTCTTTTAAAAGAGACTTTGCTCTTTCAATCTCTGATTGTACCCTGTTATCGTACTCTTTGAAAAGGGAAGAATCGGAATTCTTTAATTTTTCTTTAAGTTGGGTATTGTTTTGATTAATACTTTGAGCATATCCAACAGCTTCATCTCGCTGTCTTTCTGCTTCTCGCATTTTATAAGTTAGCTTATCTATACGTTTTTGTACTGATTCACTAATTTCATCCAACTCTTTACCAACAGAATCCGTTTTAATATCTTCTACTGTTGTTTGTTGAATAGTATTGGGAAGTGATGTATCTACATCCGCTTCTCTTATGTCTACTTCCCCTTCGGGAAGTTCTAATTCTAGTTCTATGTTTTCTGCTTCATTATTTTGCATGAGTCCTCCTCAAGATTGTTATGATAATATTGCTTCGGGATCATCTATACAGGCTAGAATCTCATCATCATTTAGAATACGCATATCGCCACCTTCTATTTGAAAACGAGCTCCAGCATATCTGCCAAAGATAACCCAATCACCTTCTTTACACCAAGCTCCATCAGGAAACTTATGTGGATCACTATAAGCATCGGCACCCATAGAAACTACATAACCAACAACAGTTGAAAGTCTTTCCTTATCAACGGTTTGTTTAGCTAAATGTATTCCACCTTTAGTAACACCTGATTGTGTAAATGGTAATATTAAAATTCGATACCCAGTTGGTCTAGGTAACGATTCTGCATGAGAGTCTAGATTATCAGGAGTGATTGTAGGCTCTAGTGATTGCACTGGAGTGTCACTTCCGAATTCTCTTAATACTCTATCTGGAACAATTGTTTTTTCGACTTTAGTTGTCATATGCATCCTCCATATTAGAATGTAAGGTTTGAATCTCTTGTTCAGCAATCCTCAAACCCGTTATTTCACCAACTATCCTTTGGTATTGTTCAAAATTCTCAATACTGCCAGAAGCTAATGTTTGCGTGAGAGCTTCTTTTCTCTCACGATATTTACGGAGCAAATGCTCCGTAGCTGTGATATAGTCCACTTATTTAATTGACCTATACCAAAGAAGTCCTTTTTTCTGCCCGTATGCTGCTTTAACTTTAGCCTCTTCTGGCTTGTCTAAACATACACCTGCTTCAACAGATTTAGTTCTAGTAGTATCCGCCATTGACGACTCACTAGGTTGTGCTCTGTTTGCTTTTTTAGAAGGCGACGGGTAGCCTTTCATTTTATCGTAATACTCTCGCATTATTTTTCTCCGTTTTGTTTTCTACTTTCCCTAACTGTTTTTACTAGCTCGGTGTAGTTCTTATCGGCATTGGCTTGTGCCTTTTGCTCTAATTCTTGTAAATCTACCGCAGTTTTAGTATCCGCTACTCTTTGGTCTGCTTCTATTTTTTCACGTTTAACTTGTGCATCTAGTTGTGCTTTAGCCATCGCTAGTTCTGCATCCCTCATATCGTCTTCTGATTTTTGCATCAGTTGTTCTTTTTCTAACTGTAGTTGTTGCTGGAACATTTCCATTTGTGGGTTTTGTTGAGCTGCGGCTGCGGCTTGTGCCATGGCTTGTGCCTGACCTGTAACTTGTTGCGTTGCTTGTGCTGCCATTGTTGCGATCTGATTCATAACTTCTGGAGGCATTTGTCCTTCTTCTATTGCAGGAAGCGGTTGACCCATCGCTTGTTCTATTTGTTGTTTATATAACATCGCCTGATGTTCTTGTATATTAGCTCCTATTGCTTGGGTTGCTGCAGGATTAGATTGAACCATAGGATTTTGTAAAAAAGAACTATGACTTGCTATATACGCTTCATGATTTTGAAACTCGTAAGCTTTTACAGGATTACCTGTTATAGACGCTTGTTGCTCGGATATTGGATCTCTTGCAGGAACTTCTGCTTCTGGCGGTAATAATGCGTCAATATCCTTAATATTCAGGGCTATATACATTTTTCGGTAAGATTCACGTAAATCATGCAATTCGGGGGCTGCTTGTGCCATTTGCAGCTGTGTTTGAGCTAAAGTAATTCTTTGGGTCATACTAAAGATATTTGGGTCACTTACAGGGATAACGTCTACAGAATTGTCAAAATCTTCTTTAAATACGTTTTCTGACGACCCTTGAACCTGATATGGGTATTCAGGAGGTAAAAACTCGCTAAATACTCTTTTTAATATTTTAAACTCAGTTCTTTGTGCGTAATGTAGTCTTTTATGAATAGCGGACATAACTCTTTGTCCTTTTTCTAAAAGTGCTACTGTTGTTCCTACAGGAGCTTCAGAGTTTCCATCGCCTGTTGGACCTTCTACCGTTGATGCAAATCTTTTACCAGAATCAACTAATGAACCTAATAACGTAGCTAAAGTACCACTTGGCTCTTTATAAGGTAGTGGAAGGAAGGCATCTTGTAATCTGCCTCCTGGAGCATCAACATCTCTCCATTCTCCTGGCTGTAATGGGTCATCATGACGTTGAATATTCAATCCTCTTGATTTAAACCCTGCTGGAAGGTTAGAAAGTGTTCCTGCGTCTATTAATTGGCGTAAAATTGAGGTAACTGACTTAGTTAGTCCCCCCATCATATGAATTAAACCAAAACCGTAGAATCCTAGTCCTGGAAGAAACTTATAATGAGTAAAATACTCAATTTTCTTCCGCATAGGGTCTTTTTCGCTATAATTCGGTCTAATTGCTAAAACTTTGTTGTTATCTTTACAAATAGTTACAATATAAGGTAAACCAAGTCCTGTTTCTTCATCATTTTCGTCTGTATCTTGGTATCCTTCTAGATCTAGGTCAACATGCATCTCTAATAACGTAAACTCTTCGTCATTTATAGTTCTAGTTAGTCCTTGTAGCTCATCAATCTTATCATCAACGGCTGTATTGTCTAAATTACTAGATGGGGTTGACATTTCAGTATCTTTATAGAACCCTGACAGCTGTAGTTTACGTAATTCGTTTTCTGACATATGAATTACGTGTGTAATCCTAGGGGAAGATAATAAATCTACAGCATAGTAAGGGACTACTAGGTCTTCTGCTTTAACAAATCTAGCTACCGCACGCCCAACGGCAGGATCATAGTAAACTTTTTTAAATGCAGAGCCTGATAAAGGTAGATAAAACAGTAATTGATCCATTTCTGGGTCATATTCTTCCATTTTATACGTAATTTGGTAATTCATGAAGTTTTTAACACGATTTGCTTTTTCTAACTTAGCATCATCAGTCATTCCTAAAACTTCGGTATCTACTGGTCCGCCAGCAGGTAACATTTCTTTATAGGCTTGTGCTTGGAACTGAGTTACGGCTTCTGCTAGTATTGGGTGATGTACTCCTGAAGCTCCAACAAAAGGTTGTGATCTAGAATCAGAGTTAATACCTAATAAATCTAATCCGTCTACATAAGTAGAAAACCAATCGGAGCGTGAATCTAAATCATCTTCGTAAGACCCAACTAATTCAGTAGCTATTGTACTTAACTCACGTTCATCTAACTCATCCGCTAGGTTTGTTCCAAACTTAGATGGAGTTTCGTCAGGCATATCGCTACCCCGAATAACAGAACCGTCTGGTTGTACAAACATCTCTGTTTCTTCTTCAGGTGGTTGCATAAGTTCAAGCTCAATCGATTCTTGAGAATTCGGAACAGCCTGTAATGGTTGTTTTTCAATAGCCATAGTTATACATCATAGTATGATTTTGATTAATAATAAACCCTTTGTCCATGAAAGGGTTCTTCCTCTTCAAAATAGTCACTTGTTAATTGTAAAAAGCCGCCTTCTCTGAATCTAGCTAAAGCTAAAGTTGTAGCATCAACGAGGTCATCGTTTTCGCCAGAAGGGAAATCACTAACTTCTTCCATGAGTTCTTCGCCGAACCTATTGTCAGGAACCCAGACTCTACCGTCTTGAAAAATAGGAGATACTGAATTTAATCTTGCAATTTTATCTTGTCCTTTTCCTGGACTAAACGTATTAACAGGGATACCCACTCTACGTAATTCTTGTACTAACGGAATACCACTAGCTTTAGCTTCGATAATTACTGTATCGGGATTCCAGTAATCGTATAAACGTAGTGCTTCTTCTTTTAATTCAGGGAAATCGAAACGTTCTTTAACGCAATCTATTAAAATTAAATGAGCATCGTTACCGTGATACATTTCTTCGTTTATTTTCCCTTCAGGATAAAAAACACCCCATGTTGTTATAGCGGTAAAGTCAGCTCTTTCGCTTTTTAAAAACGCTGTATCATAGGATTGGATTAAATAATCGCATTTAGGGGGTTTGTTTTCTTCCCAAATATTAAACCAGTCTTTAGGGATAATTGAAATACCTTCCCCTGTTGGTCTTTGCATATACTGTGCTGCCCATTTTGCTGGACTAACAGACGCTTTAATACTTTCTAGTTCAGGTAACTTCCAATAATTTTCCCAAAGCGGAACTCCACTAGGTAAAATAGCAGGGAACTCAATAACTTCCCATTGGTCTGCTCCTTCGTTTTGCCCCATCTTTTTAATAAGACGACCTGTTAAATCTTTTTTATTCCAACGGGTCATAACTATAACGATTGCTCCTCCAGGCTGTAACCTTTGACGAGGACCTGACATAAACCATTCGTAAGCTTCATCCATAGCTTTATCGGACATTGCATCTTGTTCTGAATGGGGATCATCAATAATAAACAAATCAGCACCCCTTCCCGCTAACGCACCACCAATACCAGCAGCATAGTATTCGCCACCTTTATTAGTTAACCATTTACCTGCAGAACGGCTATCTGCTTTTAGTTCGGTATCAGGGAATAGTTCATGGTATTCATCGGTATCAATTAAATCCCTAACTTTACGTCCGAAATTAACTGCAAGGTCAGCGGTGTGGGTAGCTTCTATAATTTTTAATTTAGGGTTTTTACCTAATAAATAAGCAGGGAACAAATGAGAAGCAAACTCAGATTTAGTATGTCTAGGAGGCATATTAATAATAAGACGTTTTAATTTACCTGTAGCGATATCATCAAAAGCTTTCGCCATTTTTACGTGATGATCCCCATTAATAAACTCTTTCCAAATAGATTTAACAAAATCCATAAAAGTACCTGTAGCTTTTTCTTGGAATTC